AGCAAGGAAATTGCTCAAGCAGGTTTTGACCTTGTAGTCATTGATGAAGCTAACTACGTCAAGAATGCAAACACAGATCGGTGGAAAGCCATTAACGGATTGATTAGACCATCGACATGGCTGTGGATGCTCACCGGAACACCTGCGTCTCAGTCACCAACCGATGCGTTTGGCTTGGCCAAGATGATGAACCCAACGTCTGTACCTAGATCATTTAACTTATTTCGTGATCAGGTTATGACCAAGATCAGTCTGTATAAGTGGACCCCCAAGAGCGATGCCATACATAGGGTTAACCAAATCTTACAACCGGCCATACGATTCACTAAAGACGAATGTTTGGATCTCCCCGACATCATTTACACCACCCGAGATGTACCCTTATCGTCACAACAGAAAAAACTATATGACCAACTACGCAAGTCGATGGTGGCTAATTGTGCGGGGGAGACAGTCAGTGCGGTCAACGCCGCCGTGGGTTTACAGAAGTTGGCGCAAGCCAGCGCAGGTGCGGTGTTTACAGACAACGACAAGGTGATTGAACTAGACATCACCCCCCGCTACAACGTACTTACCGAAGTGCTGGACGAGGCCCCCGAGAAAGTGTTGGTGTTTGTGGCTTACACGCATGTATTAGACCAATTACACGAAAAGCTAACCGGCGATGGCTATACGGTTGAGATGATCCGAGGTGACGTTTCTGCAACACGCCGGGCAAAAGTAATTGATGATTTTCAAAATAAATCGGACCCCCGTGTCCTACTCATACAGCCCCAAGCCGCATCACACGGTGTCACCCTACATGCCGCAAGCACCATCGTGTGGTGGGGGCCGGTGTTTTCCTACGAGACATATGTGCAAGCAAACGCTAGAATCCACCGTGCAGGTCAGACAAAGAAATGCCGTGTTGTTCGATTACAAGGCAGTCCTGTAGAGAGGCTTCGGTTCGCGCATTTGGATAAAGCCGAAGACACCAATGAGTCGTTGTTAAAAATGTTCAAGGAGGTGTTGACAATGTAATTATATGGGGTTACAATGTAGTTCATGGAGAGATTTTTAAGGAGAGCAGTATGCAAGCAGATAAATTAGTTAAAGCTTATATCCGCATCCGTGACGCACGGGCGGCACTAAAGGCTAAGTACGATCAGGAAGATGGCGAGCTTAAAGAAGAGTTACAACAGCTTGAGTCCCATATCCTGACCCTTTGCAATAGCACCGGTACGGATGGTCTACGCACCCCCTATGGCACAGCCAGCCGCACGGTAAAGACGAGGTACTGGACAGGCGATTGGGGTGCAATGCACCAGTTTATTTTGGATAACGATGCCCCTGATCTTTTAGAGCGCCGCATTGCTCAAGCGCCTATGAAAGCTTTCTTGGACGAGCACCCCGATAAGCGACCTGTGGGACTCAACGTGGATCAACAGTATGCGATCACGGTCAGGAGAAAGTAATGACACCGACTATCCCATATTTAAAAGAGCCGTTATATTCTGCCGATGAGGTCGCCCACATGCTAGGTGTTAGCAGGCAGACGATTTTGCGGCAGGCTAAGTCAAAGAAAAGCCCTATCCCATGCATCGTGGTGGGCAACAACTACAGGTTTTTTATGAGCGACATTTTGAAGTATTTCAGTATCGACCCTAGCAAGGTTGTAATCCCCGACACCGCTGACGCATCCCGTCAGTTGGTGAATTCCCACCCAACTCAAGCCAATCAAGGAGAGGTTAAATGAGTGAATTGAAATTGTTTGACAACAACGCCCTTCCCGAACACCTGCGTAACATCGAACTAGATGACGCGACAAAAAGCTTAGCAGGCGGTTCTAGCCCCCCGCGCATCTCGATCAAAGGGTCGGTGTTTCGTAAGGTCGTTAATGGCGAGGAGGTCATGCGTAATGAAGACCGAGCCATGAATGTCATCATTGTTCGCCCCGCCGCTACCGAGTACCGCACGTTTTATGACGGTGCTTATAAAGAGGGTGAGAACCGTGGTCCTAGCTGTTGGTCTTCAGATGGGGTGAAACCAGACGAATCCGTTGCCACACCCCAGAACAGCACATGCGAAGGTTGCCCGCAGAATATTAAAGGTTCAGGTGCAGGTGAAGGACGTGCTTGTCGCTTTAGTCGATGGACAGCAGTTGCTCTAGAAAATGATTTGGACGGTGATATCCTGCAAATGATTTTCCCGGCTCAGTCTATTTTTGGTAAAGGCGAGAATGGCAAGCTACCGCTTCGCCAATACGCCAAGTTTCTTGCAGGCCATAAGCTTCCTGTTACCGCAGTGGTAACCGAGATGCGTTTTGATACGAACTCTGCTACACCTAAGCTAACATTCAAGCCGGTGCGACCCTTGAATAAGGAAGAGTTTGAGAAGGTCAAAGAGTTGGGGGAATCTTCTCAGGCTATTAATGCTGTTACCATGACCTTCCGTTCGCCAGAGCCAAGCGACTCGTCTGCTACTGAACCATTTGTTCAAACGCAAAATGAGTCCGCAAGCGAGCAAACCGATGAACCTGCACCCAAGGTCAAGAGCAAGAAGACCGCTACCCAACCGGCGGACATTCAGTCTACCCTTGATAAATGGGCTGACGACTAAGCAGTAAATCACAGAGGGGGTTCGCCCCCTCTGCTTAAAGGGAGAGATACATGCAGGGTTACACGATTAAATTTCTGCACATTGTGCAGAGTCTAGCTAAACGATACCCAGACCGCCCCGTGTTTAAGTTGGCTGAGAAAGCCATATCTTCGGGGGTTTCTATTGTAGACATTGCAGACCACATGAACGTATCACGTCAAAGTGTATACAAGTGGTTTCGAGGCGAGACCGCCATGCGGGATCAAGATGTCGAGAAACTGGAACAATACCTAAAGAATTTCTAAGGCGGCGTTATGGATTTGAAACGCTTTTTCAGCTTGGTACTGCCAAGCGGGGGTTTTTTCTGCTGTGCAAAGATAGGCCCCAGAGGTATCGACCCTAAGTTCTCTGAGGACATTACCCAGATTCTTGCGTGGGCTACCAATACCGCCGCTAAAGAAAATGTGTACTACACCCCGTTCTCAATGTTGGACGATAGCACCCGCAATCAGGACAACGCTAAATCCACACGAGCCTTTTGGCTGGACATTGATGTGGGTAAAGCCAACAAGAGCAAGAGCTACGATTCCTATGCGGAGGCCGAAACTGCGGTCAGCAACTTTATCCGTGACTCCGGTTTACCTGACCCATTATGGGTTGATTCGGGTATGGGTATTCATCTGTATTGGGTGGTGGACATTGATATATCCCCCGGCCTATGGTTACCAGTTGCCAAAGCTTTGCAGGCGATGGCTCATGACCAAGGGCTAAAGATCGACACAGGTGTGACCACAGACAGCGCTCGACTGATGCGGGTTCCTTACACCACAAACTACCCCAAAGATGGTTCTGATCCGGTACAGGCTTCGATTCGTAACGAGGACTACACCCCACTGGATTTTGTGTCGTTTATCGACTTGTTTGATATTGAGGAGCAAGAAGATGCGGAAGATGCAGATGACTTGGGGGACTTAGGGTTTGAGGTTCCGGAGCATCTAAAGGATTATGTTCCCCCAGAGTTCGACAACCAACGCACATCATTCAAAAAGATTTTGGAACATGACCCACCTTGCGCTCAGGTTGTGCATATGGTCACAAACCGAACCAGTCTTGAAGAGCCGATGTGGAGAGGTGCTTTATCTATCGCTCAAGTTTGCGAGGATAGGGACAAAGCTATCGAGGCGGTATCAGAAGACCACCCCGATTACACGTTTGCTAAGGCATCGAAAAAAGCCGGACAGACTAATGGTCCTTATACATGCGCCACGTTGGAGGGACTGAACCCAGCAGGATGTGATGGGTGTCCTCACAAGGGCAAGATCTCTACGCCAGTTCAGTTAGGCACGTATGTACCTGAGTCTGAGACGGAAGAAGATCGTGTCGTGCAAATACCACTTAATGGGTCTAAAGATGATACGCAGGCATTTGCACGGTTTGTTATCCCTGAGTACCCAGAGCCGTACTTCCGCCCCAAAGGAAAGCCCGGCGTGTGGAGGTACAACAAGGGCACTGATGAGGATGGGGAGGCAAAAAGACCTACTCTTGTTTGTGAATATGATTTTTATGTAATACGAAGAGTGCGTGACCCGGAAGTGGGTGAGGTACTTTGGTTTCGTGTCCACTTTCCGCAGGACGGGGTACACGAGTTTTCTATGCCCTTGACAGACGTTGCCGCAAAAGAGCGACTGCGCGACACATGCGCTAAGAATGGGCTTTTATTTTCGGACACAAAGCATATAACCGAGTGCTTTCATTATGTCCAATCATGGTTAAGGAGTTTACAGATGGATAGGCAGGCAGAAAAAGTTCGCATGCAGATGGGTTGGACAGACGATGACTCGTTTGTACTAGGGACACGGGAGTTTTTGTATGGATACCCTGTGGGTCAGGACATTGAGTACGCACCCCCCGCGCAACGTAATATACATATTGTGGACGCCTTGAGCGAGAAAGGTTCTATGGATAGGTGGAAAGAGATTGTCCAGTTTTACAATCAACCCGGCATGGAGCCATTCGCATTCACGCTGTTTTTGAGTATGGGTTCCCCACTCATGCATTTCACCAATCTTAAAGGGGGTGTGTTGAATCTTATGAGTCCTGAATCCGGTGTGGGTAAGTCGTCTGCGCTCATGGCCGCCAATAGTGTATGGGGACATCCGGTGGACCTTATGCTTCAGGTTGACGATACACCCAACGCTCGTTGGCACCGTGCGGGGGTTATGCAGAACCTGCCGATCACGATTGACGAGATCACCAACATGAAGGCATTGCAGTTGTCCGATCAGGTGTATGCATCAGCCAGTGGTCGTGGCAAAAACCGCATGATGTCTCAAACCAACGCTGAGCGACAGAACTTCACGTCATGGAAAGCGCCTACCATTACTACATCCAATAGCAGTATTTACGAGAAGCTACAGTCGGCCAAAGACTTCCCCGAGGGTGAGCTGATGCGGGTGCTGGAAGTGCGGGTTGAGCGCGTAGCCGACATCCCCAAGGGATACACCGATGTACTTTTTGCCGGTTTGGAACACAACTATGGTCTCGCAGGGGCATCACTTATTCGACACTACCAAGCCTATCGGGATGAGACGGTTGCTCACCTTGCACATACGCAGGCCCAGATTGATGCCAACGCCAAGCTAACTCAAAGAGAACGTATCTGGTCGGTGTTAAGCGCAATAGCTATAACAGGGGGTTCTATCGCCAAGCAACTAGGGCTTCATAATATTTCGGTTGAAGCAGTTTCAGACTGGGCAAGGCAGTTACTTGTAGACAGTGTGGAGAAAGTTGACTTACTGACAAACTCGCCCGAAGAGACAGTTGCTCTATATATTGCGGAGTTTTACAACAACCGTCTAATCATTAACGGTGCCTCCCCCGCTAATAGCAGTATGCCGGTATCCCCCATACAAGAACCGCGAGGCGACCTTCGCATTCGATTTGAACCCGACACACGTAATCTGTTCATTGTGTCTACGCCATTCAAACGTTGGTGTGCTGAGAAGCAGTTGCACTTTGGCACGTTCATGGGTGACATGAAAAAGCGTGGTGTTAAGGTAGAGATGATAAAAAAGCGTATGGGTAAGGGGACCCATCTGGATGTCGGACCCGTCTCGGCTATCCGTCTTGAGCTACCTAAGTCTTGGGACGATGGTTATGTTAAAGAAATCGTCAAGGATTGATGGCTTGCTGGTCATATTTTGAGGTTGGAAAGGTTATCTACAGATTATGCTGGGATAACCTTTCCTATGGCGATTTTGTATTTATCCCCTGCGTCTATAGTTTGCCGATAGTAGAACGCTTAAAACGCGATGCACAGAAATTTGACACAGTAATCAAGATTGAAATAGGGGAATATGGGGGAAAGTGGGGTGTTGGCTTCTGGCGACTTTAAGTGCTAAAATTACCCCGTGACGGAAGTCTCCGCCGTCATAGATCTCTCCTAGATCTCTCCTTGGGTTGGATGCCCAGCCCCCGCTCCGGCGGGGGCTTTTTATTTGAGCAGGTCGTTTCTTGTCCTACGAATATCCCCCAAGACTTCATTGATCAGTTTATCTAAACTGATTAACTGCTCGGTCTTTTCTTCAGGCGTTAGCGCATCGTTGGACTGGATGCCTTGCCGGATGCCGCGAAACTGACGTAACTGGCGTACCCGCAAGTTGATATAGGGTGCCGCCCCCAACAACGCCCCGTTCTCTTCTATAAACTGCGCAGCCGCTTCCGGGTCGGTCTTTAGTAACGTATTTCTGTCCGCAATCGCCTGCGATACCTTGTTGCGGAATTCATAGAACTCATCTTTGGTACGGTTACCCACCGGTGCCAACAAGCCGATGTTGATCAACGGGATGCGACTCAGTTCCAGTGCAGGCCGGTCCGGATTGATGACCGCATTAGCCACATTCATGGACGAGGAATACATCAACCCAAAATACCCCCGCAACAAATTGTCCACCTTAATGGGTGACACACCCATCGCACTACCGATCTCCTTAGCAAGCTCTGAGGTGTAAGTGGTGTACTGTAATTCAGGCGAACGGTTTTGCAGGTACTTTGGCACCAACTCACGACCGGTAAATGTCGAGAAGTTAGTCCAGTTCTCCAGCGGGGCTTTCAACAACGTTGGAGCAGGCAACATGCCATAGTCGGTTGCGGCGGCTCGTAGGTAGCTAAATACTGCCTCGGATACTGGCTTAGCTTCGCCCTTTGCGTCCTCTTTGAAATACTGGATTGCCCGTTCGGGTATGGACTTAAAAATAAATCCAAATTCAGTTGGCACGGGAAGTTTAAACGGCTGGTCTAGCCCAAATGCTTTACTCAAGCCGCTTGGCAAAATCCAGTTTTTGTCACGCACTTCATCACTGGCCTCTTCGTAATACTCGTCACCTGACATCAACCAAGAGTAGAGAATACCAACCCCAGCCATATACCCCATGCGACTTATAAACATAATGATCGCTTTACCCTTACTAGCCCCGGTAGAAGAGTCAACGCCGAATGCGTTCCGATACAGCAGGTCTGTACCCTGCACATATGAGTTGAAGAACGGCACGATGTGAGTCAAAGCCCGGACGGTTTTAGACGTACCCCTGCGGTTAAAGTTAATGAGTTCCCTAGCCCGCATATGTGCCAATGATGCATCGCCGGTCTCTTTCATTGTCTGCTGATACACAGCCAAACGAGCCGCCATATCGGATGCTTTGGTTACTTGCTCAAGCTTATACAAAACCTTCATTGCGTAATTACGCGGGACTGCCCCAGTGTTTTTCTCCAGCGTTGTACCGGGGTTTATGGGATTAAAGTCATAGTCACCCACAATACCAAGGTTGTTGGCTAAACGTACAAGCGCCGAGTCCCTATTTAGCACCACACTGTTTACTACTACAGACCCGAAGTTACCCAAGGTCCTCGCCATAGCCTGAAATGGGTGTTTAACGCCAGAGTTAAATATGACACGCTGAGCGTCTTGAATAACCTGACCGGTGGCAAACTGCACGGTTGCGGTAACTGTCGTCCTAAGCATGCGCGATGAAAAGCCCATCGCCTTCATGACCGCACCTTGCCTACCTTCAGGGTCTTGTAGAAAAGCCGCGAGATCATACATTGACATCAATTCATAAGCCACTGGCTTGCCGTCTTTGAATGCCCGATCAAACACGATGTTGGGGTCGGTGGCGGCTTTGCGGTTTTTTACCGGCGTAGCCATGCCTACTTCGCTCATGGTATCCAGAGTACGAACAAGTGCGGAGTTGCGCATAGACTGTTCAACCAGCCATGCCATGCGATTAATGTAGGAATCAACCACGTTTTCCACAGGCTTATCCATTGAGCCTTTTAGCTGATGTATTTTTGCCAACGCCCCGATGCCAGTAGCCCCAACATTATCCATTACACTGTCGGCGATGTTTTGCTCACGCAGGCGCTCAAACGGCACATAACTAACTGCGGCCTTCCACGTCTTTGCGGTTTCTTTTGATATGCGCCCCGAGGTAATCATGGCATCAATNAGGTTATCCCGCACCCCGTTCATTATTTCTTGGATTTCCTGCAACTCTGGGGTGCTCTCNAACACCTGTACCAAATCATTTATTTCTTGGTTCGTTTTATGCAGGAAGATCTTTCCCAGACGGGTTTTATATGCACCTTCAATATCACCATCTGCGGCTTGAGACTGNGCCAGCGCTTCCACGGACTGATTGTATTCACGCAACTCTTTAAGGCGCATTCCCTCTAGCACGGTGGACACACGCTTTTTCATGTCTACATAATCCATCCCCTCTTTTTCAGCGAAGGCTTTGATAGCCTCAACGACCTTGCGGATGGATACGTCTTTGCCATTTTTGTCTTTGATTTTTGTGGCGCTCCAGAACCCGTCTTCGAGCATTTTTAAGCCACCTTCTTCAAACACCTGCAACGATATACGTTGATGGTCCATTGCCTGACGGACAAACGCTATGGGATTGATCTTACCCATCGCGTTCTGGAACCCTTCCGTGAAGTATTTGTCTAGACGCTTTGATAACGGGGCCAAGGAGTCAGCTACTTTTTGCCGGAAAATATCTGTCAGAGATAGACCACTGTTGTTGACGTTTTGTAGGTACCCCTTCATTGCGTCACGCACATCACGATCAGGTTGAGCCTGCACTGTGCTGATGGCACTGGGCATCGGCTCGTCCATCGGGGCCGTAATGTCGCTAACAGTCCGGCTAACTATGTTGGCAATGTTGTTGTTGTCATCATTAAATTCCCCCTGATTAAATACGGACTTCAATTGAGACGATTTGTATACCGCAAGATTTTTGGTTTGGGATTCAGACATATAAAAGCCATCATGACCCAAGTCTTTGATAGCGGCTTGTACTCGCGCATTTTCAATAGTAGGCCAGTCACCGGTTTTAATTTTCCCGATTATGTCATTGACTTCATATGGAGTTAGCTTTGCTGTAAACTCGTTGGATGATTCGTTTAGTAAGCGCTTNTGAAGGGCTTTGATATGNTCTGGGTTTGCATAATCGAAGGGGTTTTTAGCCTGTACATAGACTGGNATAATATTAGGGCCGCTAGGTAGTTTACTAATCATCATAGGTTTTATGATGTCAGCCAACCAACCGTATAAATAGTCGTATTCCAGTAGGTTATTAAATACCTTGTCGCTTATATTTTTGCCAGCATCTTCCATTGACTTGAAATAGTCATTTGCTTGACCTTTCGATAGCTGACCGGACTTAACTTTTTCTGTAAGATTCTTTCTGTTTATNTCNAANGCTTTNNNAAACAGTTCAANCTTTTCCTCATACGGCAAGTCTCTCCACTGCTTTTTGGCCATCCAATTCTGTGACATCCTTGCGAATACTTGGGAAAAGCTGGGTTTGGGACTCACGAAAATTGCGTCTGCCTGCTTGGGGATAAACTCCATAATGTCTTGACTGGTACCGTGATACCACACCNCAGGTTNACCCTTGGAATTGGNAATCTGAGAATCCTTAAACCACTTNTTNAAGTTTTCTGCGTATATNTCTACAGGTAAAACATATGTGCCTATCGGCATNCCCATGTGCGCGGCCTGCCATTGACGACCCATATCCATCAGGCCNTCNACAGCCATGATGGATGAAAACAANACNTTNTCTACNTTGTTNTCNGCCTGCACCTTGAACAACTTTCGCACTGCACGAACGAACTTGGTGAACCCGCTTTCTTTTTTATACGGCATCCCCATCAGAACCATTTGAAACTGGT